GTTCTATCATCTGCAGCACTACCTGCTGACGGAATGAATGTAGAATACCCACTAATTAATACCAACACACTCGCTGTTGGAGTTCAGGATGCAGAAGGAGACACACTTGACTACGGCAAGTTGACTCTTACTTCAGCAACTGCACCAATCAAGACATACGGTGGATACACAGATATGTCACGCCAGGTTGTAGAGCGTTCATCTATTGCATATGTTGATACAGCATTCCGTGCAATGGTTGCTAAGTACGCTGCAGCAACAAACGCCGCTGCTCGTGCAGCAGTTGTAACAGCATCAGCAAACTTCAACACTGCAACAGTTTCAGCATGGGAAGCAGACGATGTTATTGGAGCGCTTGCAAAGGCTGCTGCAGATGTTAACAACAACGCAGGTCGTGCACTAGAAGTTATCCTTGTTTCAAGCGATGTCTTCCAGGCTCTTGCAAAGATTGTAGATGGCGCAGGTCGTCCAATCCTTTCAAACGCAGGACTTACACAGAACACATTCGGTTCAATCAACCCAGTTGGTTTGACAGGAGTTATTCTTGGTCTACCAATCGTAATGGATCCATCACTAGCAAATGGTTCATTCTATGTTGGTAACTCAGCAGCACTCACAACATACGAGTCAGCAGGTGCACCTTTCCGTCTAAACGACGAAGAGATCACAAACCTCACAAACTCATTCTCAGTGTACGGTTACTTGGGCATCGCTGCTCCAGAACCAAAGGCAATGACTATCGTTGCTAACCCACTAGACTAATTAATTAACAGGAGACTAAAATGGACTGGACTGACCTTAAGGCATATGTAGGTGCTTCATCTAACGATGATGCTTATGTAGAAGAATGTTGGGATACATCAAAGGATTTGGTTGCAAGTTATATTGCATCTACCAAGGTTCCTGTTGGTGTACTAAAGCGTTGCTACCTTGAGGTTGGTTCAGAACTATTCAATCGTCGTAACGCACCAATGGGTGTGTCTCAATATGCAACATATGATGGAGCACCCATTAATACTGCAAGAGACCCACTCGTTGGTGTGTATCCTCTACTTAATAGATATATGGTGAGATTCGGATGAATTTAGCGGGAGTAAGAGAAGAACTAGAGAGTGCCATCATCCTTGGTGGTATCTCAAAGGTTTATAAGTTTGTTCCAGCAAGACCTAATCCACTTTGTGCGATTATGGAACCTGATACTAACTTTATTACTGTATATGAAAACCAATACGATGCAGATTATGCATCTAACTGGAAAGTACTTATCTTAGTGCCTTATGCAACTAATGAAACAGAAACAGAAAATCTTGATGATGTACTTGATACTCTTATCCCTGCAATTTGGGAATACACCACAGCAACAACACTAACCGTAGATAAACCATTTATCCAAGAGGTAAACGGTTCTAGGTTTTTAGCAACAAACATAAATATTTCAATAGACATAACAGGAGGAAATTGATATGGCAAGAATTAAAGGCAAATCAATCGTCTTTGAAGTTAACTCAACAGAGTACGCAGGTCAAGTAAGTAATGTTACTTTCTCATCTGCAGTTGGTACTCTAGGTTTTGGTGACTACACAGATTCATTAGATTTCACATGCGCCGTTTCTGGATTCCAGGATACAGCAGCAGCATCACTACACACTGCACTTTGGAACAGCCCAGGAGCATCAGTAGCGATTACTTTTGCACCACACGGTAACGCAGAACCAACAGTGGCACAACCACACTTCACAGCAACAGGATATGCAGAGACAGTTCCTGATCTTGGTGGAGCAGCAGGCGAGTTCTTCGTGTATGACATTAACTTCATACTTGATAGCAAGCCAACACGAGTAACAGCATAAAGAAGTCGTCATGGCAGAGGCAGATATATCTATCCAAGGCGTTAAGGAAGTCACAGACTCTCTTAAAAGAATGGCTAGAGATTTAGAATCAAACTTAGACCTTAATAAAGAATTAAGTACAACTCTATCTCAGAAAGCCTCTGCTATGGCACCAAGACTAACTGGTGCTTTGGCTTCATCTGTTGCTGGAAATCCTTCAGCAGAGAAAGCACAAATACTAGCAGGCAGTGCAGCAGTACCTTATGCAGGAGTAATTGAATATGGTTGGCCAGCAAAGAACAGAGAAGCAAAACCGTATTTAAATCCAGCAGTAAACGATAACATGGGCTATATCATTGAGAAGTATAATGATAGTATCCAAAAGGCAATAAAGCAATACGACTTAAACTAACAGGAGGCAGTAATGAATGATTTTGATTTAATGAATACCCTTAAGTGGAAAGAACTTACAGAGGTTGAAGAATATTTAGATTTACCTATGGACGAATGGACTGAAAGCAAGTCTAAGTCAAAACTAGCATTCGCTATGCAATACATGATGGCAAAGCGAAACAACCCATCCCTTACAATAGGAGAAGCAGAAGAAATGTCAATCCAACAGTTGACTGATCTTGCAGGAGTTGAATTTACTGTCCCAAAAGAAGTGAATCCAGCCTAAGCACAATGGCGGAGTTCTGTGTAGAAACAGGATATACGCCAGATCAGTTTTGGGACATGACGCTGGAAGAATACGGTGCAATTGTGACGGCACTTAACAGGAGGAACAAGAATGGCTAACCAGATAACGATTGATATTGTTGCGGAGACCAAGAAACTTACTTCTGGGATTAATGATGCTAACAGCCAGATTGATGGCATGTCATCTAAACTTAAAGGTGCTGCTGCTGCCGCTGGTGCAGCCGCATCTGCTTTTGTTTTAAAACAAGGGGTCACATTCTTAAAACAAGGTATTGATGAGGCTAAAGAAGCAGCAGAAACAATGCGGGCAGCCACAACAACATTTGGAGAAGGCTCTGCAGCACTTGCAAAGATTACAGAAGATGCTGATAAGTTTGGTAAAGCAATTGCAGTTGACAACGATGTAATTATCCAATTAGCAACACAACTTGGTTCTCGTTTGCCTGCAGATTCTAAGGCTGCATCTGCTGAGTTAGTTAATCTTGCATTTGATATTGAAGCATATACAGGTGGTGCTCTTGGTGCAGAAGCAGTAACTGGAAAACTTGCCAAAGCATTTGCTGATGGTGAATTAACTGCAAAAGAATTAACTAAGATAGTTCCTGATCTAGATGATGCAACTTATGCCATGGCAGAAACAATGTCAAAGGCTGGAGACAACCAGGGTGCACTCAATCTGCTTATTGAAGCGGGACAGAAAAAGTATGGAAATGCAGCAGAAAGCAATGTAACTGCATCACAGAAGTTAGATGTAACATTAGCAAACCTTAAAGAAACAATTGGTGCAAAACTCCTTCCAACTATTGAGAAGTTAATTGGTTTTGTTACCACAGCAATTGAAAAGTTTTCAGCATTGCCAGGACCAGTTCAGAATGTTATTTTGGCAATCACAGCACTTGTTGCTATTGGTGGTCCTTTACTTACATTCCTTGCATCTGCCAAAACAGCAATGATTACGCTTGGCCTTGTATCTGAAGCAAGTGCAGTTGGTATTGGTGCTTCAACAATAGCAGCCAATCTATTAAGAGTTGCTCTTGCAGGTCTTGGTATTGGTTTGGTTATTGCAGCAATTGTTCTTCTCGTACAAAACTGGGATAGCATTACTGCAGCAGTAAGCAAGTTCTGGGAAAAGGTTAAAGATGTAGTTCCAAAGGCTTGGAATAAAGTAATGGAACTTAAAGATAAGATTGTTGGATATATTGACACCGTTAAGGATGTATTTGATTCCTTGCCAGGAGCAATGCTTAATGTTGGTATTAACATCGTTAAGGGACTTTGGAACGGAATGCAGAATATGGCAGGATGGCTTAAGGACAGAGTAACTGGATTCTTTAAGAACCTTATTCCTGATTGGGCTGAAAAGGCTTTAGGAATTGCTTCTCCATCTAAAGTATTTGCTGGTATTGGTAAAAACATTATTAGTGGTTTAGCAAGTACATTTAATGCACCAGCAATTAAGGCTGTATCAAATAAAGCACAAGCAGGTATTGCAGTGCCAAGAGTATCATTGCCATCATTAATGTCTAACAAATCAGCATCAGGAATTAACATTACAATTAACGCAGGACTTGGAACTAACGGTGCAGCCCTTGGTCGCCAAGTATCAAGTGCAATTAAGCAATATGGTAAAGTAAGTACACAGGCGAGGTTCTAATGGCAGTATCAGATGTATTTAGCGCACATTTACTTATAGGTTATGAACCACCTGTTTATCCAAACCCACCAGTTCCTATCTACGAAGATATTACTTCAGGAATTATTGGTGTGGACATTCAATTTGGAACAGATGTATATGAAGGACCACAACAACAAATAGATACTGGTCTATTTACAGTTGTAAGCCGCAATTCAAGTCTTGACCCAAAATTTAATTCTAATATAGTTGAAGGCGCAACAATTGAATTTAGAGATAGCAGAAATGCTGAAGAAGGAAAAACAAATACATTTTTTGCTGGTTACATAACAGATATAGATGTTCAATACCAAAGAAAAGACGATCCAATAATTACAATTACTGGTACAGATGCTTTTGGTTTATTGCAAAGAACAGTCGTATCAGAAAACATTAGAGACTTTGCTCTTGGTTGGTCAGGTGGTGAAGTTGGCCCAGAAGTAAATGGTCCAAGTTTAAGTACTTTGACAAGTGCAAGTGCATGGGAGGATTATGTTCCAGTAGGCATTAATGTTATTGATCCTATTGTTGAGCCAACAGTGCCAGGATCAATTGAACCATCGCTACCTTATAATACTTATTTAGGTTACAATCCAGCAAGATATTTGCCAGATCTTGGAGAAACACTTTTAGATGTATTAAACAAATATACCAAAACAAATCTAAATTATTGTTCAATTGATTATAGAACAGCACCAAACATAATTGATGTTTATCCATATGCAAAATATAATGCATTTTTTTGGCCACCAATGTCAGACCCAGCCTTAGAGTTTACAACATACAACTTTAGTTCTGATCCTGCCGACGGCAGACCATATGAATCAATCTTAATTAACAATGGTTACAATAGAAGAACTAAAGCATTAGCAATATCTAATGAAACTAGATTATGGCCTGGCCCAACTTATGATGTGCCAATAGAATCAACAAAAACAAGTTACCCACCATTTAAAGTTAATGAAAACGATACATCAGTTGCAACAGGATTAGATACAATTTTTGCAACATCTTTTGTAGAAAATGACTCATTAGATTTATATGCTCAAGATATATTTCAGGTAGTTAGTTTTGGTTCTGAGGAAATACAGCAAATCACATTTGATAATGCTAGAATTGAAGATATTCAAAATGATTATACATATAGTTTTTCTCAACTTAATCAGTTTATAAGAATAAAGCATCAACTTAGTAATACTGAAACAATTGATAGATTCTATGACATTGCTGGTATTACTCATAGTATTACTCCAGATAAATGGGAAATGGGTTTTACATTTAAGCCAGCACAAAATGAAATTGCTTTTACATATCAAGGTCAAGAACCTACAATTCAAATGAACTCTTTAACTGGAGATTCAAACTTTAACTTTACTGCAACAATTACAGACTTTCCAACAGAAGATATTGCTGAAGTTATTTGGTGTCTAAATGGAACAAACAGTAATGTAAACGAACAATGGCTTACTTCAGCAGGAACTGGTGAACTTGGTTCAAGATATAAAGATGGTTTACAAAGAAATGGATTAACTCAAACCTGGAACTTTGATGATGATGGAATATTAAAAGGACCAGAGTTTCCAACTGGTGGATATGGAACAGGCGAGTGGTATGTCATTCCTTATATTATTTTAAATAATGGCTGGGTAATTGCTCCACATGTTAAATTAACAGTTGGAACACCATCAGTAGATGCTGATTTCTTTTGGACTCAAAACCTAATAAATAACTTTGGTCAAGTAACATTTACTGACGATTCACACAATAATGAAATTGGAGAGCCAGATTCTTATCTTTGGAACTTTGGAGATGGAACTACATCTACCTTGCAAAACCCTGTAAAAGTCTATGATCCAGCACCAGACCAAACTACTTACAGCGTTAGTTTAAGAGTTTTTGCTTATGGTGTTGGTGGTGCAAAAGTATTTAACACAAGAACAAAAACAGTAACATTAGCAAGACCAACA